CATAGCCCGTCTGGAAGTCGGGTCGGACAGGTGGTAATCTCGCCACGATAACACAGGAGACTAAAATGAGTTTAACAAAAGAATTTGAATATGACTGCGAAGTTAGGGGCGAACATAAAAACGTCCAAGTTCGCAAGGCAACAATCGTGAAAGACGATGGTGCAGAGATAAGCCGCACCTATCACAGACACGTTTTGCATTGCCGTACCAAGACAGGTGATACTTGGGGTGATACAGACATCTCTGGTGAAGATGCATCAGTACAGGCGGTGTGTAACGCTGTGTGGACAGACGATGTAAAATCAGCTTACGAAACATTTGCGGATAATCAAGGGACACTTTAATGACTAGACCAAGAGACATAGCCGATAGCATTAATCGAATTAACAGCAGTGCGGCTGATGCAACGGCTGTGACTATTAATAGTAGTGAAAATGTCGGCATCGGCACAGCCACTGTGTCAGAGGTGCTACATCTCCATCGTGCAAGCGGCACTGTTGCAGAAAAATTTACTGACGATACCTCAGGCACAGGCACAGGTGATGGATTTGAAATTGGCAAAGACAGCAATCAAGGTGGTTTTATTTGGAATTATGAAAACGCCGCCACTTATTTTGGTACGAATAATACAGAGCGTATGCGTATCGACGCTTCGGGCAATTTGCTAATTGGTGCGAATGATGTTGACCCTGCTTCAACTGGTGCTGCGGCAAATGCTGGTGTAGGAATTTCAGGGACAGGTTTTGTATCTGTTGCTCGGACTGGCGGTAGTGCCATCCGTGCTGGCAGAATTGACAGCGATGGCGCACTTATAGAGTTCTTTGGTGATGGCACTGCTGAAGGCTCAATATCAGTAAGCGGCACAACAGTTAGTTATAATGGCGGTCATTTATCACGTTGGTCACAGCTTACTAATGGCACAAAAGATACATCTATTGTTAAAGGCACAGTAATGACAAACTTAGACCAGATGGCAGTCTGGTCACATGATGCTGTTGCCGCTTCATACTATGTTGATGGTGATTTCTTGCCAGAAATTACACCTGCAACATATTACACAAAAGATGATACATTACCTGATGGAGTATCTGTTGGCGATGAAAAAACTGCCGCTGTTTATGCAAAAATTGGTGACGAAATAACGCCAGCTAGAGACGCATATACAGAAGATAACGAACAACTTAACTGCATGGCTGTATCATCCGTCGAAGGTGATACAAACGTCGCAGGTGTGTTCGTAAATTGGGACAATGACGATGACGATTTTAATGACATAAATGTGGGCATGACAGGCGACATGGTCATCCGCATTGCAAAAGGCACAACGATTGCAAGAGGTGACTTGCTCATGTCTGCTGGTGATGGCACAGCCAAGCCACAAGATGATGATATTGTTCGTAGTAAAACGATTGCAAAAGTAACATCAGCAAATGTTTCGCATACTTATGACGATGGTTCGTATCTTGTGCCATGCGTACTAATGGCGTGTTAAGATGGCTAAACCAACAGTAACAGAAGTCAAAACACAAATTGACACGCACGAGGCCATTTGTGCGGAGCGATGGCAGGAGACCATCAATCGCATCAAGCGGCTTGAGATGGTCATTCTTGGTAGCGCAGGAGCAATCATCATGTTGCTACTCAACATAGTATTTGGAGGCTAGACACAGACTTAGCCCAACACACATGGAGTCGGACCTAGAAGGAGGAAACAATGGACCCGATATCAACTGGACTAGCCGGGATTGCGCTAGTTCAAAAGTCGGTGGACTTTATTAAGTCTAACATTAATACTGCTAACGACATACGAGATATCGCAGGGGCCATTGACGGACTGTTTCAAGGAGAGAAGCAGGTTCAAAAACAAAGGTTCGGTGACAAATCTCTGTTAGGGCAGTCTAGAGACGCAGCCCACGCCGTCATTGACGCAAAACTAGCACAAGAGCAGCTAGAAGAAATCTCTATCATGATCGATAACCGTTTTGGTTATGGCACTTGGAGACAAATAGTCAACGAACGTGCCAAGCGGATACAGGAAGAGAAAGAACAGATAGCGGAAGCTAAACGAAAACAACAGAAGGAACGTGAAGAAACTATGGAATTGATAAAGATCGGATCTATTGTCATAGGTTCTATCATTCTAATAGTTATCATCATAGCTATAATCATTAAGGCACTGTAATATGAGTGAAACAAACATCCCACTTACCGGATTAGGAGCTAAGTCTGCTATTAAAGAGCAGATGAAAACACAAGCAGGTATGGGCGAATCAGCCCAAGCTCCTGAAGGAACAGTAATTACTCCTGAACAAATTTCATCTGAGGGAACATTACAGACTGCACCAACTCCCCTTGAAAAACAAACCGTTGATACTGCTCAGACCGTTGAAGCCCCTCAAGTTCCCCCTCCTGTAAAAAAAGCCGCAGCGACATACGAAGCGTACGTTGCTCCGGGAACACCTGAAGCTAAAGCAGCGGAGGGTAAACTTTCTGCTGAATCGGTTATTGGCGACATTCAAGGTGCAGTGTCTGAGGGTTCAATTGCACAAGCTGCAATAGGAGAGGTTGACGAACGTTCTACAGTAAAATATCAGATAGGTGAGCTGTTCAAATCTTTTGAAGATGGTAAAGATCCTCCAGCATGGGCCAGTCCAGCTGTCCGGGCTGTTACTGCTCAAATGCAAGCAAGAGGACTCGGTGCATCTTCTATGGCAACTGCAGCCATTACCCAATCCATCATGGAAGCAGGTATTCCTATTGCGAAGGCTGATGCTGATCGTTATGGAGCGATGCAATTAACCAACCTCAACAATCAACAACAGGCAGCACTGCAAAATGCTACTGTGTTTGCTGCTATGGATAAAGCTAATCTTGATGCTCGTATGACCGCAGCGGTTAACAACGCAAAATCATTCCTAGCAATAGACACACAAAATTTAACAAATCAACAACGAGTAGCAGAGATTTCGTATCAAGGTGAGTTACAAAAAATGCTCACAGATCAAGCGGCGATAAACGCAGAACGTAATTTTAACGCAGAGTCTCAAACACAAGTAGACCAATTCTATGACCAGCTTAATGTGTCTATAGAAACTGCGAACGCTAATCGCATAATGGCTCAAGAACAATTCAATGTTAACGAAGCAAATGCGATGAATCAATTTGTTGCTAATCTAGAGAATCAACGTCAGCAGTTTAATGCGAGCATGCAATCACAAATAGACCAATCAAATGCACAATGGCGTAGACAGCAAAATACTCTCGACACTCAAGCTGCTAATGAGGCTGCACGAATTAATGCACAGAACTTGTTTAACATGACTGCGCAAGCTCAAAATAATTTGTGGAATGAGTACCGTGACACAGCACAGTGGGCAATGCAAACTGCTGAAAATGAACTAGAGAGATATCATCAACTTACTATTGCTGCTATGGAAATAGATGCTAATACAGATTTGTATGATGACGAGATGATGTTTACAGCGGCAGCTGGAATAGGTAAATTTATTGTAGATATACTATAAGGAAATTTAAGATGGCAAAATCTTTTATTGAAGTGTTAAAAGATAATTTTGGGACACCTGATGACCCTACAACTGTAGACGAAAAACTAGATAGGCTTTTAAGTAATGATCAGTCCGGTTTTGTAGTGCCCTCTTCAAAATCTAAAAGGGTTAATTTATCTGGTTCAACACAGACTCAAGCACTAAGCCAAGCAGCAAGATCTAAAGCGTTGGGTTTTGATCTACAGGCTGTTCAAGACGCAGCAAACAGAGTTGGTCAATCTACCAACCTTTCAGTAGCACCCCTTCGAGGAATAGGCATGACGACTGGCGGCGGACCTCGTATGGGGGTAGCAAGCACCGGAAATATAGAGACATCTCCCGGTAAACCTAGACCGCGTCCAAGTTACAAAAACATAGTTAAACGACAAAAAATTACTAAGGCATAGGATAACAGCAATGGCATTAGATGACTCACCCTACAGAAAAACAATGATGAGCCGTGCTCCTGTCGGATATTGGATGACACAAGATAAAAAGGCTGTTCCTCAAAAGTATACGGATCCAGAAGATGCTCTTCAAAGTATTATTAACAATTTAGATATTGAAAAAAACAGAAATACTATGAAAGCATACATCTATGCAGGAATACCTGTATCAACTCTTGCTGAGACTATCGTAAGAGCAGGATATGCCGAAAATAAATTTAACCCTGATGTAGCTGAATTAATAAAACCTGCAGTGGGTTTGATGCTAACAGACATGGCACTTGAAAATAATTTTATGGGTTCGTTCCGCCTTACACCTCAACCAGTCTACCAAGAAGAACTTGATGAAATTGAATTTGAAAGCACTATTATGAGCTTGATGGAAGAAAGAAATCCAAAACTTGCTAGAGTTGTACAGATGAAAAGGGATGAAGACGAGCAGGAACAATTAAAAATTAAAGAAGATCAAATCTTGAAGCGTACAGAAGAAATTAAAGCTAATAATACCGCTAAACCTGTTTCAACAGAGGGTTTTATAGCACGTGATGGGGAGACTATATAATGTCTATGGCTATTTTATTAGGGGCTATAACAGGTGCTACTGAGCGTTATTCTGAACAAGTTGACACCACAGAAAAACAAGAAGTTAAACTTGAAATAAAGAGGCAGGAGGGTAGAGCTCTAGAGAAAGTTCAACTACAAAGTACAGACAACTTGCTTGCTTTACCTGTATCCGAACAAATAAGATTTGGTTTACTTCCAGTAGGATCTGAAAATAGACTTTACGGTACGGGAAAAAACTTTGTTCTTCCAAATGTAGTATCAAGGGGAGCAAATCCTCAACAAAGCATGGCTAACTTATTCGGACTAAAAATGCCGGACGGTAAATCTTTTGTAAGTTCTTTAGATCCCACCGGACCCCTCTACGAAAAAACAAAAAATACGCTTGCCGGAGAGTTTTCTACACTAATGAAAGATTTTAGAGAAAAAGGTGAGATGGGTAAAGATTTAAATTTTCAACCTATAGTTGAAGCAATAGGCTACTGGGATTATAAGGATCCTAGAGATAGGCTGATGATAAGAGACGCACTCACACAAGCATCCAATCAAGATAGTTTTTCGGCACAATTTTTTGATTATGTCCCAGAAGATCCAAAAGTAAGCAAACTTTTAAGTGCTATAAAGACCGGAAATTTATCAAAAGGGGAGATTGAACTTTTAGGCAACGCTGGTGTTGATGTCACACAGTTTTCGGAAAATGAGGACACTCAAACATTATCTGGTAGCACATATGGTTTTCACTATCAAAATAGACAAGGTGTTAAAGTAACTCCAGTCAGTATAGACCCGCAGCATAATCAAGTCATGCTTGATGTATCAAATAATTATTCGGGTGATCCAAGTAGAAACACGCAAAGATATGCGTCTATATTTAAAGCGAGTCAACTAATTAAAGAAGATTTTGGTGTTCCTGAACAAGTTTTTGTTAATACGTTTTCTGATTTACAAAGATTAAAAAACAATGAAGTAATACGTGTGTCTGGAACTGGAGTAATTTACGGCGGAGAACAACTCGCAGTTGCTATGGCTCCTGTATATTACGGGACTGAATCATTTGGAGCAGCAATTGATGTTTTTAGATTGGGGTACATGAGCCTCGATAATGTTTATTATGATAGACTACAGAAAAAGGGTCAGGGACCAAATGCTATTGATACCACTATTACCAATTCAGTTCCTATATTTTTAAAAAACATAGGGTACGAAAACAGGGCTGAACTACAAAAAAGTTACAACGGTGCTGGTGAATTGTACACTACTTCTCGGGATTTGCTTGCACTAGTAACAAACCCTGTAAAAGAAGGAGATCCGGCGAGTGGACCAGCAATTCTTGGGCCTCTTGGCGTTTTAGATCAGGCCATACTAAGATTCCAAACATTTGGAGAAGAACTTAACCAAATACTAGGAACCACCTCCTCTGCCTACGGAGAAAATATTACTGATCGTAATCATTACCTTTTTGGTGTAGACGACAAAATTTCTATGTTACAAAAAGAAATTTCTCAAGGTTCAACCGAAACCGAAGCGCAACGTGCTGTCATCCGCGCATCAAGGGCACAACTAGCAGTTCTGTTAAGAAAGAAACTGGCCTATACATTTGCTAAAAGTTTAGAAAGTTCGACAGGCAATTCACGTCTTTCAGATACTGATGTTAGAATATCAGGTATCGCTCAAGGTCTTGAAGGTTTGTTGGCTAACTCTAAAACTGCTCCTACGGTTTTACGGTATATGATGCGTAGTGCTCAAAAAGAAATGGAATATAAAGAAAAACTTCTTACTGGTAGCATGGAAGAGATGCAAGCAGCAGAAGCATTAAAAATAGCCTTCAGTGGTGAGAGCATGTTACGTATAGGTGATAAAATCTTAAACAGTGATAACTTAACAAAAGAGCAAATTGCTGCGATGTACCAAGAAGAGACAATAGCGGCTATTAACAAAATGTCTGAACACGATCCTGATTTTAAAAAGCAAGAAGGTTTTGATACAGGGGCTGAAGAAATAATGACTGTAGAGGGAACCCTATAATGAGTTTATCTGAAGAGACCATAAATTTAGAAACACCTAATTCACAATTAGTGTCTGTGCAAAATACACAGGGTGATACTCCGAGTATCGTTGCGGGTAAAGGCGGAGGTCTTACGGCAGAAGATTTGAGAGATACTGCAGCTAAATTCAAAATTCCTCTAGATGAAATGGTGCAAAAATTAGCTGACAGTGGTTTTAGCGTTAAATTAATGCCAACCCCAGTACCTGTGCCGCTTCCGCGCCCACAACCTAAAAAACCTGAAAGTGGACAGGAATTTGATGTTGCTGCAGTTGATGATACCGCACCCGTTGCACCTACCAAAGATGAAGACTTTGAACCTAGTTCCAGATTAGACGTTGCTGCTGTTGAAGAAGTTTTGACGAAGTTACCTGAACAACAGGCACAAAATCAAGTTGCTCAAGAACAAGTTACTTCAGACCCAGTGCCGATTGAATCTAAATCTACATTAGATAGTAAAGTACAGGAAATTATAGATAGGACTGAAGCAACAGAGGAAACTGTAGTTTCTACTCCAATATTCCAAGCGGGTGTACCTCTCTCTTCAATAGTACAAACTACAACCTCTTCAGATAAAGCTCTACGCAACAGGCAGATAGGCAATTGGAATAAAGCAATTGAAGCAAAGCCCTCAGATCCACAAGACCAAGTCTATATTAATGCTTACTACACAGGAGATGCAGAACAGGCTGCTAAAGAGATTGAAGCAATTATGGATGCCGATATAGTATGGGTGTCATCAGACGCACAAGGGAACGAGTACCCTGACTCAGTAGTGAATGGGTTGCAAAACATTAAAGGTTCAAAACCTTTAAAAGTACAACCGGATGACGATTTTAGGCTTCATAAAATGGTGCAAAGAGGTTCTTTGATAGTAGGACACATAGTGCCCCTTGATTCTAAACTTGAAAACACAATGTTTTTAAATTTAGATGGAGAAAAGGTAAATGTTGCCATAACATATTTAGACAAATGGTATGAGAACGCTGAACTTACAGGTCAGAGCATAGGAGACTTTGGAGTAGTTACATCTGAGCCGCAAACATTTTTTGATAAATTAGTAGGAAGTCTATTTAGCAAAGACGAAAACAAAAGACTGAAAGAATCTCGCAGGATGACTTCGTTGGGTATCAACCCCATAGTTCAAAATAACATTCTGAACGCTGCAGATAGAGGTATTGTCTTATCTCAAAGGCGCGGAGAAAGTCTAGAAGATTTTGGTAAGGGTGTGTACAACAACATGTTAGCCCTTTCAACTGGTGATTTTAAATATGTGTTTGGTCCTGCTCGACAAGATCGTGCGTCTGCTAGAGAGCGTAGAGAGTATCGTTTAGGAAAAGAAAGAATTAACAGGATGGAGGGAGAACGTCCTGATTTTGAAAAACCAGAGGTGGTAGCGTACGGAAGTGCAGTAGCTAGTCACATCCTTAACAACATACTGGTGCAGGAACCTGACAAGGTTAACGCTACAGGAGATAAACTAGACTCTAGGTATTTTTCTTACTACTCTGAACAAGTAGCTGCAGGTCTTGGGATTACACAGGCTGAAGCTGAAGTGTTCATAAGAACAAATGCAGATATATTTGAGGGGGGTATTAACTTTGCCATAGAAGCTCTTCCTTACACTGCTACTTTTGGAGCATTTAGCGTTGGTCGCGGTGTTTTGTCTACAGCTCCTAAATTTCAAAGATGGTTAACTAAAAAATTTGACTCATCTACTTTTGAAGAGGCAGTGAACAAAGCAAAAAAAAGCGGGTTTACAACTGCAACACTAGAAAGACAGTTTGCAGAAGAAGCAATAAGTGTCACAGGAATTAATAAATTTCAGTTTATTAGAAACACACGAATAGAGGGGATGCAAAAAAGATTAAGACTAGCGGCGGAATTAAGAGGAGACACAGGAAGTTTACAGGGGTTAGCTCTAGAAGCAGCGGACAAAGTTAGTAAAGAGTATGATGATGCTTTAAAGGTGCTATCAAAAATAAACCCGCATTCAGTTAAGGGTGCGATAGAGTACTCAAAGCAATCTGTTAAAGTAGCAAATTTAGGAAGAAAAAATTTAATCAACGCATTTAAAGATAGGGAATTTCCTTCAACTCTATTTGACGAAACAAAATTAGAGTTTGGTTTTGCATACGGGGCTGCAGTAACCGGGGAAATTCTTTCAAGCAAGTTTGGAGAAAGCTATAGAGGTTTGGGTGAGTTCGGAGGAGCTTTAATGTCCTTCACACTTTATGCTCCTCTCGTAAAGAAAACAGGGAAAGCTATCAGCGGAAGATTGTTATTTGGAACAGCGGGAGATCTGTCCGTAAAAATACCCGGTTTGAGAACTGTGTATGTAAATATCTTAAAAGGACTGGGAGAGCTAGATCCAGATCAAGATGTTGACGATTATTTTAAAAGGTTCTCGGCTGGATCTTTGGAAAGACAAGTTTCGGACCTTTTATTGGACAACGCAAGTCCTGTGTTTAAAAAAATGTTAATTGAACAAGCTAAATCTTACAAACAAATGACAGAGTCTTTGTCGGAAATTACTTTGCCGAATGGTGAAAAAGCGTTTGCTGAAAATGAAATATTAACACTTCTAGCTAATGTTACACAGCTTGGAGTATTAAGGGCATATGCAGAAGAGCTTGCTACTGTTGTTAACACTCAAAATTTAACATCAAGAAAAATTTCTGCTGACGAAATGTTAACTGTTGAAACAGCAGCAGCCACAGTAAGCCAACAAATATCAGATACATTAAATAAATTTGACACGCTACCACTTGATGGTCTCACACCTGAGACTAAAGACTTTGTTAGTAACTTGAACAAAACTGTACGAGAGGAACAAAGACTAGTGGACAGACAGTATAACGAAGCTGTACGAGCCCACACTTCTTTAACAAAACAGTATGAAGAGATGGTTCTGTCAGGTAATCCGGTATATGATGCTAACGGGGATTTAATGGATGTTAGCGACATGTTTCCAGAAGATTTTATATCATCTGAGTATAAACGAATTGTTGCCAAGTATGTAGGAGACGACGGTATTATTGAAGATTTCGATGCGTTTGAAGCAGAGTTTTCCAAAGTCCTAACTAACGCTGACAAGATTAGAAAAGAGGCTGTAGAAAATTTTAGTAACATAGGAGAATCATCACAAGCCTCTATACAACAAGTAGAAAATGCTCAAAAGAGATATCAGGCTAATAGAGCTCAGATTGATGCTAAGTTTAGAAAAGTAGAAAGTTTAGGAGAAAACGCAAGAGCCGATGCGGGCGTGTTAATTGCCCTTTTAAATGGAGACACAGGGTTAAAAGCGTTGGACGAGAATTTAGCTGATATTAATTTTGGCATTGAAGTAAACGCAGATCTAGCGGCTCGTACTACAAATGTAGGAAAAATAAAAGGAGCACCTGCTCGTAGAATTTTAGTAAATAAGATAGCATTAGAATTTTTTAAAGAGTCCCCATTTTTTTCTAAAGCCCTTTCTCAATTCTCTGGTAAAAATATAGAGGATATGGATTTCAATGAAATTCAAGGCAGTGCAAAAGAACTAGCAGATTCAATATACGAAAGGGTAGATATTCCGGTTGATGTACGAAACATGTTTGATGGACCTCCCAGCACTCCATCAGAGTTATATTTATTCTTTGATGCTGTCTTTAAAAACGAAAGTTTTTCACGGGAGATAGGATTTGATGTTGGCCCTGAAGTTATGAGGACTGGAGTGTCTGCAGCAGCTTTAAGAGAGGTAGTAGGGTTTTTAGGAAAATCTGTAGACCCGAAAACACCAGCAGGTATCGCCTTGATGAGGATACGTAATACCATTAAGAACGGTATTATGAAAGGTTACGAAGTTGATGCAGAAGGTCTGCCTGTGTTAGATGCTGATAATAACCCAATCATAGATCCAAATGCAGGATTTAGAAGAGATTTTTATAGTTCTAATCCAACAGATGTAACTCCAGAATATCGTAACGCTTTGAACGAAGCAGACGAAGAATATTCAGTATTTTTAGCTAGATACCACAATAAAAAAGTTCCCACCCACAAAGTGTTGTCAGCAAAAATTACAGAAGACGACATTATGGCAACAACTTTTGTACCGGATATAATTAATAATGCGATAAAAGAAGCAAAAAAGACGGGAGTTGACACGGAACAAGTTATGACAGACCGAATTACCTCAGACTATGCTAGACTGTACCCTAACGCAACTAAACCAGTAAGAAATGAAGCTGGTGAAATAACATCGTTTGTTATAGACGAGTCATCTGAGGAGGGAAAACAAGCAATTAAGGAGATGCAAGACGGCATAAAAGAATTTGCTTTTAACGCAATGTTTAACAGTCGTTGGGGAAAAGAATTTAGTGACCGAATAAAGAAGGGTCAAATATTTAACGTAAATATGTCAAAGGGAAGAATCACTCAAATTGAAGGTTTCTTAGGGGACACACCTCAAATAAAATCTGATCCATTATATCAAGGTGATTCTATAATAGCAACCATCAAAACGTTAAGCAAAATAGGAGTTAAAACTGTAGACGAAAACGGCGTTGAGTCTGTCAAACCTCTCATAACTGAAGAAGAATTATGGGAGCCTTTTAGATTTGAACTATTAGCTCAAGACACCGTACTACCTGCTCCACCGCCCACTGCGCCTAGAAGAGGAAAAGGTCGCCAAAAATTTAAAAGCGCAGCAGCACTTGATAAAAGAGTTGTCGATGATTTAAAACTTGAATTAGACAATCAACTTTCTGATTTAGAAAGAACAAAGGATACACGTTCTTCACTTGTAACTAACCTTCAAACTTTTCGGGCTGCATTAGGTAAAGAAAGGCCAGAGGCCGTCTTTTCTAGTATGTTAGAAACTCCAGATGGTATGGAAGGGCTAAAAAGAATAAAACAAAAAACAATTGATATGCGTGTTGCAGACGGTCTTTCTGTAGAAGAAGCTACAAAACAAGTTGAATTAGAGTATAAGAATATAGTTTTTGAGAATCTTTTATACGTAGCAAATCCAGCAGAGAGTAAACAAAAACTTCAAAAGTTCATGGATCTATCAAAGGACAGATTTTATCTAGATAACTTACGAGAAATATCACCAGTAGCAGCAGAGAATCTTGAAACTCTAGGCAATTACATGGGCAACTATACAAGAAAAATAGGTGATTCTGTAAACGGTGTAAAGTTAAGGGGTTTAGCCTCGCCATTCAACCAAGTAAGTGAGATAAGTCGTCTCTTTGCCGTTTGGTCAGGACGTGTAGGATACACATTCTATGGAGTATCACTACTTACCAGTGCTGGCGTTAGAGCAAAACAAGCCTCATTTAAAGCGTTATTAGATAATCCAGAAGCAGGTAAAATATTAATGGATCTTTTAACAAGTGGAAAAGCACCCACCCAAAAACAAAGCAGCACTTTGTATAAAGCCTTTTTAACATATACTGCTAGAGATTATGCATTGTATTCAGACGGCGACTATTACACATCAGTATCTGAATTTGTAGGATCAAAGGCATATGAGGTAGCGGGTGTGACATATCGAGGTGGCGCAGACTTTTTATTTCAAGAGCAAGAAAGTCCCGTTCAAATTGATGGCAATATACCCCGTCCAATTAAACCATCACAAAGACGAGAACAAATAATAAATGCAAAACAGCAAGGAGCAATGCAATGAAGACTTATGGAAACGGCCCGAAAGGGATGAGGTATGGCGGCAGCACTCGGAAACCGATGATGTATGGCGGTATGCCTAAGAAACGCAAGAAGAAAATGATGGGCGGCATGAACACCGGAATGTCAGCACCCATGCCTATGAACAACACCATGAAGCCTAAAATGATGGCTGGTGGTGGTCTGCCTATGACTACAGTAAAGGGTAAGAAAGTACCTGCTTTTGCCGCTGATGGTAAAGGCAAGAACGACCTAGCATAAAAAAAAGATCGGGGCTAACCCGACCTCTACACAAAAGCCCCGGCAGGTTGATCTTGCCGGGGTTATTTTTTTGTCTCTTTACAGCCAGTCGAAGTGCTTCTGTATCGTCTCTATCTTCTCTTCTGCAGACGCTATCTTCTCTATCTGTGTCTCGACAGCCTCCACGATATCAGGGTGCTCTCCGATACCCGCAGCGTTGTTAAGGTAGACATCAACGTTTGCTTTCGCTACAGCTATCTCGCCTTTAAGTTTGAGTATCAGTGCTTCCAGCATTTTGGGGCTCCTCTACGCTTTGTTTGAGAATTGTTGTAAACGTCTGATGTGCTGCGTTCAGTTGTGCTATTTGAAAATCCAATTGATTTCTCTTTGTATGGATATCAGAGAGTTGCGAAACAAAGTACTTTTGCTCGTCTGTAAAGTTATCTAAATTAAATTCTTTATCGTCAATTATTACTTTTGATGATTCACTCATGTTTACATTCCTGCCATTTCAGTTAGTGTGTTGATTAGACCGACTGACAACAAAACTGTTGCCACTGCATTGATTACAATGATAGCTCTGTCGTGCCACATCAGCCCAACAATAAGCCATAGTATAGCCCCTACCAAAGAGAATATGAGGTCAAGCTCGGAGCTCCACATGGACGCTCTGACAGAGATTGCTGCCAGAATAAATATTGTACCAATCCATTTGATGTACCAAGATACATCACGATACGGGGTTACTTTGTTGGTAAACCTCGTATCCGTTTTCTTTGTATCTTTTTGTACCGTCGCCGTCGTAGTACCAGTTTCTTTCATCGGGGTCTGCCTCCAAAAAAGGGAAAGCCAGTTGTCTAGGATCGTTCCTAGCTGCCTCTCGTTGTTTGTTTTCGTCACGTGACGTAACCATTTGATCTCTCCATTATCTCTTCACCCTTTGTTTTTAGATAACGTAAAAGGGATGCAACCTTCCATGCGTCTGTAAAGTCAGGGGCTTGTTCATTCATAGTCTGTGTAAATACTTCTGCATTTACGTAATCCATTTCCATCTTAATATCACCTGATCGGGTCATACCCATACGGAGAGAAAACAGATCATCTATCTGAGTTTTTGCTTTCGGTTTCATGCTACGTCCTTTAGCTTACTGATTGGTATGTTGTAACAGTCAGCACGGAACGTGTAGTTGTTTGATGGGTCAACATCCCCCCGCTTATAGCGAGTCGCTTTCTCGTAGAACTCAGACTTAGGTATACTACCAAGTATCCAAGCACGTTTCATATTGTGCAATACGCGAACGAACACATACTCATCACAGTCTTGACTAGAGCCGTGTGCAGAAACAGAACAATCGTAGTAAGGTAAAGGCTCGGAGTCACACCGCTTGGTCTTCACATCTATGCGTCTACCCTCGTGCACTATGTCGTAGTCGAACGTATTGCTCGAAGATGCGTTAAGATGTTTCTGCACGATTACCTCGCCAAGACTTCCCAAAACGTTGCTCGTCCCATTGGTAATGCTACCCGATAGAAACTGCATCTGTGCACCCTTTTTAGCAGCCTGTTGCAGCATATCTTCAGTTACGTCAATTGATATAATCATTAGTAAGTATCCCAAAAAACAAATATCATTATGCCAATAATAATACCATACATTCCATACGTATACCAAGAATAATCCATAATTTCTACTCCGCTGCCACTATGTCTACAACCTCACAGGAATCTGCAGAACATGCCAGTTCTCGGTTTCCGTTAGTTGTATCTTCTGTTTCAAATGTTTCTAGTTCTTTCCAGTCAATAGATTCAGGTAATGTTAAATTTATATCTAACGACTCTAAGTAATTATCTTTTGTTCCCACTGGGTATACATACCTAGATACTTTTTGATACTTGCCGTTATACTCTTCTTCAGTAATGTCTTGATAAGGAGCTTGTTGGTAGGTGTGATCATTAAACGGCAAAAAGGATATACCACTGCAGATATCAAAGTTCTCATATACCCATGCACCAACCTTAACCCACTCGTCTTCTTTGACGCTGATGGTTACTGAGGGTTTATGCTCACACCAGTGTATAGCGTATAGTTTCCACAATTCAAGTTGTTCAATAGCCGACATAGCATCACGACAAATAGCACCGTGTGGAGAACGTGTAAGGAAACTAAATACAGTTGTGTTTTCTGGCTTCATAACATCAGGCTCACTCGGTACGCCCTGATCAATAAGGAATTGTGTGAGAGGGTCTTTGTTATCTCCTCGTACAGTTCGAACATAATGAGAGTTATGTCGTGCGTGAATACCACTGGCAGCATCTACGAGTTGTGATACAGTGCCTGACGGTTTGACACAGGTGATTGCGGCAGAACGTTCAATACCAATCTGTTCAGCAACATATGCGTTTTGATCGACTGCAGCTTGCCGCATCTCTTTAAGCCAACGAACAGAGTCTACGGTCTTAGATAGAACAGGGTGATCCATAATACCCGTTAATGATACACCCAGAAGACGTTCTTCTTTGGTGTTATTCTCCCATATCTTACGAAGATATTTAAAGTTGGTAAGAGTGCTCTGAAATGTTCCTAATGTGGTTGCAAGGCGTACCTTGTGTTTAAGTTCATCTAACGTGTCCGTCGGGCGAACAACTACCTCTGACAAGTTACAGAACTGGTAGGGGCGCAAGATAATCTCACTACACGGATTACAACCAAACTCGTGTTCAGTATCACGTCTTCCGTTTTCGGCAACTTTTATTCTAGCTGCCTCCCGGTTAAAAATACCACGCTCTCCACTCTTGCTATCATACAAAGATAACCACTCTTTTAGGAACGTTCCAATGTCGGGCTTTTTAGAATACGAAACAGAGTTGTTAGCCAGTGATCTCTGTCCCTCAGTCTCATACCATTTCCCAGACTTGGCGTGAGACATTTCTCTGTCAGATAAATCAGATAAACTAATCAGAGCAGAACGACGTACGCCGCCTACTACAACAATCTCACCTACCTTACACATGATATCGTGGCACTCAATTGCCTTGAGGCGACGACCAGAGGCTCTCTTAAACATGTCAATACAGAAGTTAAACAACTCTAGAAGCGGCTCCGGTCCGGATGCACGACCCCCCATAGTTTTCAATCTTACCCCGGCAGGGCGTACAGACGACACATCTATCGATGGAACTTGTCCTGCGTACAACAGAGAGATAAGCTCACGGAACGATCTTGCCCACCCGCTACGACTATCTGCAACATTAATTACAGTTGGGGACTCCTCAAAATGTTCGTTCACAATAGGTAGTTTACACACCTGTGACTCTTCAACAGAGAAGCCTACACCTGTACCGCACATCAGTATGTACATGCACTCATCGAACGCACGAGGGCTGTCTACAGGCATATATGAACAGTTGTACCCTACAATGTTGTCACGCTCTAGCGCGGGACCGGAAGTCATCATAGCTCTCATGGATGGCATGATGTCTAAATTAAGAATAGCTTCCTCTAATTCATCAGCAAATACTTCGTTTACATAATAGTTGTGCTCACGTATAAGGTGATTATACATAAAGCCAGTATAACGTTGCACAGTCTCTTCCCACGTCTCTCTCCTGTTATGTTCAGGCAACCATCGGGCGTACCGTGACTTGTGAATAAATTGCTGGTAAATTGTGGGTAGCTGATTCGACATATTATTTCTCCTTTATTTCTATCAACTTGTTTAGATACCATTGAGCCTTCTTCAGGTCTTCTAGACCATTCTTGTAGGGGTATCTCCATAAATATTTCATAATATTACCCTGTAGGTAATACTCAAAGCCCTCTCCTGTGGCAGCTTCAATAGCAGAGATACACTCTATCCCCGCTTGGTTGTAGTGTGGAGGTTTGTTTACTGCATCTTTTTTACGTGTCACTGTTTAGCTCCAAAATCAACTCGGATAATGTTACTATCCTTCTCGTCTTCTTCCTCGACAGTCTCATTAAAGTGTTCACGAGCCTGTATAGCAACAACGCCGCTGGTGAATACTTGATCAATGTCTGCTTGTAGTAGGGCAAGGATACCTTCGACTGCAACCTCCCCGGGGTGTGGATGTCCATCTTCATCAAGTAAACCCCCGGTAGTATCAAACACTTTAGCACTGAATCCAGCTTCGTTGGGCTTCAGTATAACATAATACCTGTCCGGTAACAAGAAGTTTTTTTCTAACTCAATTTCGTTTTCAATTTCATCATCACTCATTTGAACCATTCCTCTGGTATGCTGCCCTCTGCCCACATAAATTTATGCCTCTCACACCACATAGCGTAGGTTGTTTTACTATTCTTTCGGATCTTGTTCTTAGCACGTTGGAACACAAAACGAATATCAACGTCTGGGTTCTGTTTCTTTATCAGCAAGTGTTTACTTCTGTCTGCTGAATCAAACTTACCTTTTGTTTCAACATAAAAATCGTATTCAGGAAACCAGAAGTCTGGTGTGTAGTTTTTTATCTTAGGTTGAAACTGTATCTTCTGCGTCTCATACTCAAAGTCTCTACCGTTCTCAGCTAACTTACGAGCAACACGTAACTCAAAGTCAGATCTAAACTTATGTCGCCCCGCCATTATGGTAACTCTATGCTCGGTGGCGAGTAGTTCAACGTCAGGTGTTCTAGTCTTTTCATAATGTGCCCTGCCATCTTGGGGGATGATTTTTCTAAACAGGTAATCTGTACTTGTATTTCTTTGCTTGGTAGCCATACAATGCCGCCACTCCTAACCACATAGGTAATTCGTTTAAATTCTTCTTCAATAGTTTTAAAGTCACGCTGATATGTTTCGTCTTGCAATTGACCTCTCATATCGTCCTGTAGATACTGTTCTAACATTGTAACGGACAATCCTCGTTGACTGTTTCTTAGCTGTATAACAGCAGCATCACCTCCACGTTTTTGTGCAGCTTCAACATACACAAAATGTGTGTTAGGATTTAAGAACAACATGCCCGGTCTAAACTCATCATAATATATAGTATACATTACACAACGCTTTCTTTAGCTAACTTAGTGTACCACGTTCCCGGTCTGCTCTGAGCACGTGATGTTGCTTTAGGTGCAAACTTAGCTTTAGGCCAACACTTACTTTTGTGACCGCAAAACGAACAGGTTCGAGGCATGAGCATGTTCCCTGTGGGCTGCCCTTTGTGCATCTCCTTTTCGGGTTGAAACTCCTTACGAAAAGGTTTGTCCGACAGTAGATACTTAGCACGTGCCTTTGCATCAGCAATATATTGTTTACGGTCTTGCTCTTGATCATCAGGTGCGGCGCACATAATCCACTCACCGTTGTTTTTGTTTACGACAATCCAACCACCAAAAGGCAAACCAGCAGCAGTAGAATACAGATACCCCTGCATAACGTATCCAAAAGTGTCGTCTTCTTTAATCTTTTCGTATCCTCCGAAAGAGCCGAATTTATGGTTAAAAGAGTAATCAGACGCGGATTTAATGTCCCAGACTTTTGGTCCTGATCCGTCGTCAATGATGATATCCAACGTCCCACTGATTTTAATGTCATCGTCAAGCTCCAGTTCTACCTTCTTCTGAAGGTCAATAATCTCTACGTCAGCTACTCTCATTGCAAGAACAGCTAAAGATTCTATCATGTCACCAAAAATAAAACGCATATATGTGGTGTAGTCCATTGTTTCTTTATTACCAGCCATCTCATGCTGCTGTTGGCACAACGGTCTACCTAACCCTGACATACGTATGCCAGACCTGTCGGACTTTCTGCTGAATTGTTTCTGGATAGCGGCGGCTACAGATTCAACAAACTCCTCAGAAAATTCAGGCGGGAGATTGATTTTCCCCCGCCCTGCATTCTCAAGAGCCGCCTGTATTTTAGGCAGCGTCAGCATCTGCAAGTTCCGCTTCTAGTGAAACGTCAACGCTATCCATGCTTAGTTTTGCTGCTTCTCTGTACTTTTCAAGGATACCATCATTATACCCTTTAATTGTCTCTAAGAATTTTTTAATGAGCTCAAGGTCCTCTTGAGTAAGTTCATCAAGATACTCTGTCATTGCAAAAGTTGGAACCCAAAAAGTTACACTTCCTGTTTTCATCTTCTTAGTTCCAAGCTCAAACACAGACTTCTGCATAAGTTTCTTCTGCCGAGTCACAAGGTCAAGTGCCTCACGTACAGGGCGGAAACCTGACTTCTTAAAGTAAGCGACTACAGGCTCGTTATCTAATTCGATCTCATTACCTGTTGAATCCTTTGCTGTACCCGACACGGTTGCATACACAACTTGGTTACAGACTACCTCACGAGAAAGTAGAAGGCGTGGGTCTGTAGCGGCAAGTTCAGCCTCTATATTTTTTGGTAAACGACCACACTTCTCTGTACCAATTGAATCAGGAAACTTGTCACCCAAGCTGGCTGTCTGGATTGATTGTGAGATGAATACGCTTTCTTCCTGATCCCAGTGACTATATGTGTACATACGGCTAAAGGGACGCAGTGTAAGTTTTTCTGCGTAAACAAAGCGACCATCAAGCATTAGCTTCCAATGCCCCTTTGGTAATGAATTACCATCATCATCTTCATCAGTATAGTTAATTGACAAGCGAGGCAAGCCCTTTCCAGAACCTGTCGCAGGTGCACCGCCCTGCCCCGTAAGGGCCATAAGTGCTGCTTCATCTAAATTTTCAAGGTTAATATTATCAAGTGTTGCTAAATCATTTGTCATTTTCTTTACTCCTATGACTAGTTAGTCTGTCTATTTTAGAGGTCAACTAGCTCGGTGTCAAGCCAATTATCACCTATTTTTAATTCTATATCAATTGGCATATCGTAGTAGATGCCGTATCGTTTATGAGCCTCTTCTTTGATAGCCAGCATTGCTTCTGCCATCAAGTCAATCGCAGTCTGCTCCTCCCCCGGATACACATCCATAACAATACTGTCGTGTACTGTGTTGCATATTACACTCTGTGTGTTGTTTTCACGCAACATATTGTGCAATCGTATTAGGGCAAGTGGTAGCAAATCACCTGTTGCAAAACCCTGCACAGGATAATTACAGATAGCTGTACGGTTTGTTGCAGTACCCCACTTTGTCCACTTAGTTCCCGGGAAGTGGTACTGTCTGCCAGATGGTAAGGTTATGTAACCTTTGGCTACAACTTGCCGTTGCATATCATCTTGCCACTCAGTCACAGCAGCATACTTGTCCTTGAACGCATTGTAATATCGCTTTTGAGAATCAGTACCAGTCACACCACCATATAGCGGTTTGAAGGTATGCGCCTTCGCTTCCTGTCGGCTACATCCAATAATCTCTGCGGTGTAGCTGTGAACGTCTGTACCAGCTTTGACATCACTGTATATAGCATCATCCCCAGAGAGATATCCAGCAACACGAAACTCTAGCTGCCCGTAATCCCCCTCAAGTATTTTACCACCTTCCCAACGGCTCTTGACAACTTTTCTGATAACGAACGTAGACCCTCTCGGCATGTTCTGAAAGTTCGGGTTTCGAGAAGATAGTCTACCTGTTGCAGTAACACACTGCATAAACTCAGGATGAATATAATCATCGTGATCAAGATTATTGAACATCCCATCAACAAAATTAGAAAGGTAAGTTCTAATGGCAGAGTATCGCACGTACGCCTCCACAAACTCTTTAGCCTCTCCGGATAACTCGTCAAGACGTTGTTCAAGCGTATCTTTATCTGTTTTAAATCCACCCGCTGCCACATCAGCGACTCCTCTAGGGTTAATTTTAAATCCCGCAGTTTTTCCAGTATCCACATAGGTCATTCCTTTTCCGTTGCATGATGGGCAAATTCGTTTGGCTTTACTCTCGCTACCATCTTTGCGAATGAAGGACACCCGTCCTGTTCCTTCACAGTCCATACACTGAGAACCGATTGTGCGGCGGAGTACAGTGGTGTTGTCGCTAACGGCATGTTTGAACTCGTTCTGTTTCATACGAGTACGCAGTTTCTGTTTCTTTGTAGCTCCCCGTTGTTCAGTGCCTAGATTAAATAGGGTCTTCCACACCTGTTTGTTGTTCACCTTACGAGAGTAGAACAGGACAGAACGGTCATCAGGGCTATCTAGATTGATAGGGGTATCGCCCATTGCGGCTTGCGCCATACTTCGTAGTTTAAGTTTAAGCTCCTCCTGCTCATTCTCAAAATCTTCCTTAAGTTGTGTCAGTGCTTGCCTGTCTATCTTAATCCCAGCACGTTCGATATCACAAAGAACGTCGGTCATCTCACAAGACATAAGAACTGTGGGTTGTAAACTAGAGCTCATTGTACATCCTTTCGAGTGTTGTGCCAAAGGCTTCGGCTTGTTTCAATGCAATGCGCTCCGTAACAAGCACATCCTCTTTACCATACTCTTCTACAATATTGTACGGTATCTTGTCAAACGTAACGCCATCTTCAAGGTAGGGCTGCACAAGGTCTTTCTTCTTGCTGCCTACTTCATACTTCTCAGCGAGTGCTGCAAGACTAAGAGGCCACCGACGAGAGCCAGCCAGTATATACTCACCAACCATCGTGTCATACAGTTTCCCTCGATAAGACCACCCACACTCTCGTAACCACATGAGGTCAAACTTAATGTTGTGACCGATGAGAAGATCGCAGGAATCAAGTGTAGATTGAACCTGCTCAAATCCCCCTATGCTAGTCTTCTCTTCCTCGTGATGAAAGCACAGGTAATCTACTCCTATGTCAGTCACACGTTTGTAGCCGACGCTGACCAGCATGTTCTTAAAGAAGGGGGAAGGTGTCCACGCCCCGTTGGGCTTTTCCTTTGTTGTTGTCTCAACGTCTAGTGTTACTATGTTCATTGAGTTCCTCCATGTTTACTCTGTCTACAAGATAAATCTCAACACCTATCTTCTTCTGTTCAGAAGTTGCTACCCTATGAATGAGCGACCCATCCTTACGATATGATTTTGTTTTTACATCTAGGAAACGAGTCTCCCCAGTTCTTGCATTGACAGCAACCAAATCTATCAGTCCGTTACTTCCTAGATTGTGGAAGACATGCCATCCTTGTTTAATGAGTTGTGCTGCAGCGACCATTTCGCTCAGTGTTCCTCTTGCGTGTATCATAGCCATTAGTAATAAAACCCCCGATGTATATCTATGTTTGCGTTTATCATTCCGTGATATCCGTTCACTTTGTTTTTGGATACACAGAGATATCTCATGTAATTATCATCATCAACATCCCCCGTTCTGCCTATACCTATGATTACATCTGCCTCACCTGCTTTACCAGTACGGCTGTTATCCATCATAGAATAATCAATGTTCATGCGATTGTGTGCTTCGTAACTTGCTTGTGATACAGCCCAGAACAACAGACTGTTGCGCTTGGCTATCTCCCGTGCTTTGATGTATATCTCCTTGAGACGTTCGTCACCACGACCAAAGTCTCCGTTAACACGAAACTTATCAAGTTGGTCAGCGAACACGATGTCAGGGTCAGCCAGTTTGCAATACTGATCGAGCTCCTCAACAGATGAACCTACTGAGTCCACGATAGTAAGATAGGGCTTGATATCTTCTATGTACTTTTCATTGATGATGGACTTGTCTTTTACCATCTCTTGCTTTGTTAGTTTGTAATAACTTTGAATAATCCGTAGCTTTATCTTAGCGGCAGGTTCTTCGTTTGCCCAATACGCAACCTTGTGCTTGTTCTTAATGTACGAAGCACAGAGATGGGCACAGAAGGTTGTCTTTCCTGTCTCTGGTCTGGCAAAGATAATACCTAAATTACCACGAGACATGCCCGGAAGGTTTTCTTTGATTATGTTGAGGTCAAATGGGAAGTCTAGCCCCTTTTCCTCGTTCTCGATTAGTTGCATAAAATCATCCTCAAATATTGTATAGGTCTCACTGCCCTTTACTGTGTGTTCAGATACTCTATCAAGCACCTGCTTTATGGTTGTGAAGTCAGTTGAATCTCCAGTGTATATGTCAATCGCACGTTCGCCAATGATACGTGCTTGGTCACGAGCCCAGAACTCTTCGACAATCTTACGATGAAGGTCAACGTTCTGTTCTTCCAAAGGGTCACGCATACTACCGAATATGTCAGCCAAATCTTCTCGGCTTGATTTAGTTAGTGCAGGGTTAGATGTCAGCAACATTGAATGAACTTCCCCTGCGGTCAGGTTCGTAGTTGCAACGTCATGACAGTTTAGAATTGTTCTAAATACTGTCTTGGATAAACCCTCGAACATATCCTCTGACAATATGTGTTTTACATTCGCGTAAAAGTCACGATGCAAAACGAATTGTAGAATCTGTTGTTCAATCGGTTTTTCTTCTAATGAACTCATTCAGTTTTTCCTTTTCCATGTTTTTTAAATCATCTTCAAGAATAAGCATCCGGACATTCAGATGTGGTTTGAGTGTCTGAACAGTTTTCAAGCCTAGCTTGGTAGCGTCCTTATCTAACGCAACATACACGGTGTCGAACTTCTTGAGTTGGACGATGTGTTCTTTGAGCAGTGATGTACCTAACATAGCAACACCAGTCATTAGGTGACTAACACTCGCAGCTGATGCACAGTCTTCGACTAGCACAGCATCACGAGCATCTCCTGCCATAAATAGTTGTTTGGACTTTCCGTATCGATACCATTTTGGTCTTGCTCCTGCAAGGGTTCGACCAACAGCATCAACTGTCTTTGCCCCGTCTCTAATGAGAAACACCGCACGGTTCAATCTCTGATCATACATGAGACGAACGGTGCGGTGAGCATAGGCATCAAACACATTGACATCTTTCATGTACCGCATTGCTACAGCACTACGAGATATGTCTACAAATGTGTCTGGAATTTGAAATGAATTCAAAGGCTTATCTGATTCTTCGTAACGGTTACGAGTACGCAGAGGCGGAGGGTCGGCAGAGAGCCGAACCCGAAGCCGACCCTTTGTGTTACAGTCAGCGTGAAAGCATTTGAATATGATATTCATCCCGTCATTGAAGGCGGCAAATGAATTCTTATGTCCACAGGATGGACAATCAGAACGGTAACGTGTACCACCCTGAATGTTCAAGGACTCGATATAGTCGTGTATCATGCTCATAATGACGAGCATAAACCCAAATGAATTTCATGTCAAATGAATTTTTATGTTGACAGCCTACTACAAATCACTGTTATAATCCCGAAGGGTACACATTGGGATTTACCTGTAATATAAAATAACCGTTAACTTACCTATAGGGAGAACCATATGGTAAAGAGAGATAAAAAATATACACAGCTTACTACCCGTTTGATAGCTGAAGAAATTGAAGCAGATGAATATATTGAACGAATGAAGAGAAAGTTAAATGAAGATTGGACATTTAAGAAAGATTGGCATAAAGGATATGAAGCATGGCACATACAGATATATCGAGAGATGAGCTTGTGAAGTTGAAGCTACCAGAAGAATTCGACAGAGCAGTTGTAGGTATTAGTCAACGAATAGGTATGGAGAACTGTATTGTCTACGATGCAACTGAAGTTCTACTTATCCTTATGGAGGAGGGCATGTCTTCAGAGGATGCATTTGAACATTTTGATTTCAACATTGCTGGCTCTTATGTAGGAGAAACAACTCCTATATTCCTGTGGCCTAAAACATTGAAAGAAATTGAATATGACGAGTGAAGCTAGAATTATGCGGATCAAAATGAAGATACAATCCCTGATGGATTTAATTGAGGAGATAGAACTTGAAGAAGAGGAAGCAAATGAATCCGGCAGCCAAAAGCCTGTCACAGAAACAGAACAAACCACAGACGATACCTGATAAGCGTCGAGAAAGTTATGATAAGTATATCGCTCGAAGATTACGAGAAGATTGGGCTAAAACTGAAGAGAGAAAACGCTGTGTAAAAAAATGCAAGCTAGGAGAAGACGGGCGTTGCATAGGGTGTTGCAGAACTATAGAAGAGATATCTGAAGCTGGACGAAAAAAAGATGTTGACGACTGATTTGTTGTCCTGTAATTAAATACGTATCGTTGTTTTTAACACAGGAGTATACGATGTATTACGCAGACATCATCATAAAAGATGATATCAAAAACTTTAAGGAGACTAGGCTGGTTGTTATCCACTTGTTTAACAACATCAAGAGTTGCAAACACTCTGTCACACAGTCTTTAATTGCCAAGCCTCGTGATGTTCATGAGGTGGTAATTTACAAATGCTACGAAAACAAACCTGACCAAATTCATGGATACTACGAATGGACTGGCGATAAGCTAAAGCTGAATCGTAGTGTTGAACCTTTTGTACATAACGTAATGTATGGGAGAGCATGATGATTGATGAGTTGCAGTTGAGTGACTACGAGAAGGGTTATCTCATGGCGTTCAGCCATCAGAGTTATGATGATTTTGCTAACCAGCATGATTGGGATATGTGGTACGGCGTTGGGCTGGGCGACCGCATATTTGATTTAAACATTTGGAGAAGTTCAGAAGGTGGTACTGTATATTGTTCTGTTTACGAGTGCATCAAAGGACTGGAACAGCCTGACAACTACACAACCGATTCAGACAGACAGTTTCACCTATGGGAAAGGAAAGACGCATGACCAAACGTGATTTCAAAGAGGTAGAACTCCTCAAGTACAAACTGACCAATCGTGCTGGTGGTAAGTTTTTTAGTATAACTTTTGTCAAAGCAGACGGCTCGACCCGTAAGATGGTTTGCCGTTTAGGTGTACAGCAACACGCTGGGGGCAAAGCCTCTGATGAATTCAACTACAGTCTGTTGACTGTCTACGATGTGCAGAGTCGAGGCTATCGTAATATCAACCTTGAGACAGTACAGCAGTACACTGTGGCTGGTAGAACATTCAAACAGGAATGGATGCAGTCATGATTAAAGGTGTGTTTAAAGTAGGAGAACTTATTGAGAAACTTCAGCAGTTTCAATCTAATGAAAGTGTTGCGGTGTATTTGGTTGATGAAACTGATGTCCACAAGTGGAACACAAAGGCAGGTGACATCATGTCGATGGACTTGGGTTCATTCGTTGATGCACTAGATGAGGGCATGGTCAAATGGATAGACGAGGACGACGAACACGACCTCACCCCGTTTGAAGTTAACGTAATACTAGATTGGTATCCACCAAGTTGGTCAGGTGGTACATACAAGGAGATGGGTCATGGCGGAGGGTAAGTGCCCTAGCTGTAATGGCGAACTTGAATTCTCACATGAAGAAAACTGTGAGGTAGAATTTTATGACTGTACCAGTTGTAAGACATCTTTCGTTGTTGATATTGAGATTGTCCGTGATTGGGACACATTAAAGGAGTCACAAGACTATGATTAAGAGAACACAGAAGTTAGTTTATGACTGTTGGAACACAGTGTTTGACCACAAACTAAGCCCCCTAAAAAACATACCTGATGTTCATGTCAGGCACATGATATTGCAGGTTCTTGCTTACATGTGGGTCATTGCTTTCTTTGTTGCAGTTGGCTCATGGGCAGGTTTTGTCTGGTCAATGTTAGGTCACATAGCTTTGTTAGCCGCCGCCGCTGTAACAGTGGCAACCTACAAAGTAGCAGAGAAAAAACCTGAAGTGTTCATGGAATGGGGGTACGCCCCTCAACCAAATTTAGGCAGAAGAAAGGATGGCGAACATGAGTGATGAAGCAGTAATCGACATACAGAAAGAGAATGACGCAATGTCAAAAGGTGGCAAGGTTGTCGTTCGTGAATACTATGAATTTTGGGTTAATGAAGAGGAACTCAAAGAGATAGAGGATGGTGAAAACGTGTGTGATTTCTACGAAGACACTGACCTCGTATCAATAGATATCTATGAAATAAAACGTGATAAGGAGAATGAATAATGATGCACTTTGAAAAAGGTATTGAATTTGGTATCAAGCCACGCTGGGACAAGAAGGTCAACGTGTGGTGTCAAATGAAGTCCACATCGTTGGGTATTGAATCGGATCGTGGGCAAGCAAATGAATTCCCCGTACAAACAATTCTAGGCGTGTTCGACGACCAGTGGAAAGCAATGAATTTCTGCTCACTCTTAGCGAATGAATATCGAAATGAATTCCGTCGCCACTTATTTATTGACACTGTAGCCAAATGAATTTAATGTTATTAATATTCACTCTGGTACGTAATTTTATAGTGCCAAGAAATTATAATTAAGCGGAGTTTTTCCCTCCTTTCTCCTCCGCTTATTTTGCCCCGCTGGTTAATTCTGGCGGGGCTTTTTTCATTTGACACAAAAAACAAACGGGATTAATTATTGAGATATAGAAAGAGAGGACAACATGGAACTAATTGGAACACGTTACAGCAAGGCACGTCGAGACCTTGCCGACTATCCGTACGCACTGCTTAAACATCCGAAGCCTAAAAACAAACTTGGTCGGCTTGTCACTAAAGGCAAGTTTAAGGGGTACAAAGTTTTTAGCCTTACATTAGAAGAACGGGCAACATGCCCCACAAGTTGCGAACGCTGGGCGGATTGTTACGGAAACAATATGCCGTTTGCTCACCGTTTGCAACATGGCGGGGAACTTGAGAAGAGACTGGATGAAGAAGTGCCAGCCCTATGTGCTAAGTATCCCGATGGGGTTCTTATCCGGTTACATGTGTTAGGTGACTTTTACTCACCGGACTATGTGAAGTTATGGGCTGGACTACTGGCAACAAATCCCAACCTTGCCATTTGGGGCTATACGCACCGCAATGACTCCGCTTGTGCAATACATCAAGAGATCCGTAAAACCAAAATGAATTTTGGGCTACGCTTTTCTATTCGCTGGTCTGACATGCCTGACTTGCCTGACAGTGCCAGCCATGAAAGCATTGCAACACCCGACGCGATAACTTGCCCCGAACAAACCGGAAAAACAAAATCTTGTGCAACTTGCGGTTTGTGTTGGGGTGCTGCCGAAAAAATAAAATTCTTACATCATTAAAAAATTACTTGTACAAAAAAACAAATCAGTACATAAATTATTTATCGTTATTTTTTAGAAAGGATTAAACGATGTTACACAATTTTTTAGAGACTACTGTTCCAAGTTATAACACGAGTAAAGGGCTGACTACTTTCGAACATCACGACGTGGGCAATCTTGACGCCTTCGCAGATTGTCGGACGTTTAAACGCAGTATACAGACCATTGGTGGGAAATCTATTCCTGACTATTTCCAGTTGGTCAACGAGTATGATGAACCACTTCCAGCCCGTCCGGTGTCAAAAAGCTATAAGCTAGTCAGTCACCTTGAGATGTTCGACCAGCAAGCTAAACAGCTAAAAGACAGCAACATCCCAACCAATAACGTTTGGGTAAAAGATACTGTTCTAGATGGTGGACTACGTGCAACCCGTGAGGTGCATTTCAATGACTTGCGTCTTGACTTACCTTCGGGACGGCTAACCGACCCAATGGTTGCCCGCATGGACACAATCAACAGCGTAGACATGTCATGGGCTTTTCAAGCCTTTGCTGGTGCGTATCGTAATTATTGCCGGAACACGCAAGTATTTGGCGGGGAAAAAGTCTATCATGCTAAACGTAAACACACCCGCAACCTATCGCCGGAAAGCATAACAGCAAATAGCATTGTCGGGCTAGATACGTTTAGCAACAATCGGAACTACTTCCGGCGGATGCAAACCATTGACCTTAATCGTGACGAATGGCGGGAAATAATGGAAACCACTTTGTGCCGCAACACGTCAAGGGGTGCAGTAGCAACAACCGACCAATCTAAAAAGGTTAACGTCGCATTGCTTGGGCAAATGTTGCACCGCTATGATCAGGAAAGTGCAGAATTAGGTTCTAACTTATGGGCTGGGTACAATGCCCTTACAGCTTGGTCAACTCATGTGACAGAGGATGCCAGCTGGACAGACGACGATGGAAACGACCGGACAAGGAAGGCTAGAACAACCGACGCAAACCGGGTGCCTCATGTTCAACTTCAACGACAAGCTAAGGTTCGGGACGTTATCAACTCCGACGCTTGGTCTGCTAAAGTTGCGGCATAGTCGGGCGAAATCATGAGTGAGATTTTAGCCATTTTTTACAGGATTTTATTATGTATTATTGCCCTCGTTATTCTGGGCGCAATTATAAACTAAGGACAAAACACAATGACCGAACCAGAATTTAAATTACCAACAACCGCCGCCGAGCTTTTCGCTTCGCATGTTGTAGAAGAACGGGAAGACCCCGCCGGATTACGCAAGGCAGTAGTCAAGGTCTTGGGTATGACACAAATTACCCTGACCGAACAAACCGGACTCAGCACCCTTGCGGTTCATAAGTGGATTAACAACCGCGTGGACTCCCACCCAAAAACACGGGAAAGAATAACCGCCGCCTTGACAATTCAATTTGTTAAGAAGTACAATCCAAATGCTCACGAGGCACTTCCGCCTTTTGAGAACCTTTAGGAAAGTGAGGAACACAATGATTAAGAGAATGGACAGCATCGGAAATTCGGTAACAATTGAGACACGCTCAGTCGGTGAGATTATCAACGAGCTAACGCTTAACAGTGATACGCTAGAAGATAAACACTCCGAGCTTGTTGACAAGGTAAACAGTTTAGAAACTGAGCTAAACGACTTATCGCAATTATCTGACAGACTAGAGTCTTTAGAGAATCGCATCGACGACATTGATTTAAAACTTGATGAGACATCCGAGCAGATTAAAGAGATGGCAACCAATGCGTCGGCTCTTGTCGAACTCATGAAACAAATCGCAACACGTTAGGGGGACAACATGCAGTTTTTTATCCGCTTTATGATTGCCGCAACTATAATTTTTCAAAGCCTATTAATTATTTACTTAGCTTATGTAAACATGGTCAACGGCAATTATTCCCCTATGATATCTTCACTGTTTGGCTTGGCTGGTGTTGTTGGTCTGGTTGGCGGTGCAGTCGGTCTTAATTACGCAACTCGCTGGGTGACAAGATGGAACGCTTAGAGATACTGGCTTTCGTTATCGCCTACGCTATTCCGCTTGGGATTATTGCGTATTACATCGCTGGGTTACTTAACAAGTAGTAGCTTTCGCAACACGTCGGGGTGACTCCCTCCGCCCCGCCTTGTAGCCCCTCCAGTTTAACCGCTGGGGGGGTTTTTCGTGGGCACGGGGGAATAATACCCAATCGGCTGTTATTGTTGTGCTATCCGGTTGTGTAGCTTGTCGTGGATAACACGCCGCCACGCCCTCGACGTGCAACATTTTGGGGGACACTGGGGGCAATTCAAAACGAATTCGCCTACTTGTCGCGCGGGTACGTGTATAAGTTACCTGCTGGGCTATAATAGCAGTATGACACGCCGGATTTACCCTTAAGGGGTTGCCCACGGCATCGGCGATGAGGAAAAATATTCGATGGCGGAAACCCGGGGCAACGGCCACCCCACCCCCCAGTACATGCGCATGTAATCCCTCCATATTTTTTGTAGTTTTAGGGGTGTGACATTTCTGCAACCGTCGCAACATGTAGGGGGAGACCGATTGCCCAACAAAAAACCCCCACTGGGATCAGTGAGGGGTGTCCAATCTGCAACATTTAGGGGAACCTATAGGGGGTGTTCACTATGGTATATTACCCGGGAGGTTACTCACCGAGTATACAGGTGAAATTCCATTTTGTCAACCCCTAAATGCACCCCCCGGTATGTTTTTTTAAAGAAATATCCGTAAATCACCCATATTATTTTATTTTTTTGTAAATTAGGGGTTGACTTTCCTGTTTTAACCGCTAGAATATGTATTAAGGGCCACTGTGCAACGGCAAAAGGGAAACAATCATAGACAATAACGTCCTTTTACTGCCTCACAAGCCTAACTTAATTCTCTAAAAAGGTAAATACTATGCCCGGACCAGTGATACCACTCGGATATAAAATCCTTGCAGGAGCAGGTGCTGCTACTTTAGCACAGCTTGGCAATGTAATGTACGGTCAAGTAAAGAATGATCCGTTGCTTAAAAAGAAAAAAGACGAAACTAAGGGTCGTTCAGCAATGACCTCTGCTGAGAAACCAAGTAGCAAATGAACCTACTGCCTCAACAGCGTAAGAAGGCTCCACTTAGTGATAAGCAAGCCAAATTCCTCGACGAGTTGTTCGACAACGGTGGAAATACGAAGGCTGCAGCCGTAGCTGCGGGCTACGCAGAGGGTTCTGGTAACTGGTTGCGCGAAAGATTGTCCGAAGAGATCATCGAACGCAGCAAACACGTCATGGCAGCACACGCAGTAAAGGCCGTCAACCGCATTGTAGCGACCATAGACGACGATGGCAGCGAACCACGTGCTGAAGTACGGCTACGGGCTGCTGAAGCTCTCCTGAACCGTATAGGGCTCGGCAAACAAGAAACAATAAACCACAATGTACAAGCTGTACACGGCGTAGTTCTGCTACCGCCGAAAAAGGAGATACAGATCGATGAAAATCTATGATAGAAGAGTAAGCACAAGAAATGCTGAAGGTTCATCTGAGGTACGCAAGCGTATGGAAGAGGGAGGGCAGGTAACACGTGCAGATTTTCCGATAGCTCCCCCGGATAAAGATAAAAGAAAAGGACCAGATACAATTAAACCAGAGTTTTATGATAGCTACCTTACAATGATAAAAAGAAGAGCTGCAGCCCTTTTAAACTCTCTAAAAGATGCGGACACAGAACAGAAAAAAGCATCTGTTGAAAGTGATATATACGATTTTAAAGAAGAAACACAGATGACCCCTCAACAAGCGTTGAAACAAAAATTTAGATTTGAAAAGAAGGATAAGAACCGGGGATTCAAACCGGATTCAGATAACAGAGAAGCGTAACCGAAGAGTCATTATGGATGAAACTCCCACCGATCCCCCCAAGCGCAAACGTGGGCGACCTAAGAAAGACCCTAACGCACCGAAAGCAAACTACAACCTTTCCCGTGCAGAAACAGCCCGCCGTGAGACGCAGAAAAGAATCCGTCGGAACAAGAAGAAAGCGGATCAACTAGAGGGACAAGCCAAACGGTATCGTCAAGTTGTTCGTCAACAGAAGAAAGCAGCATCAAATGTCGAAAATGCTATCAACGGTAAAAAATCTCGTGTCATCGATCAGGGCACAATTGAGAGCTTACCTAAATCAGTTCGAGATCTCGTTGAAGATTCTGAGGTGGTATTTAAGCCTAACGATGGCCCTCAGTTTGATTTCCTCTCGGCTCCAGAGCAAGATGTCCTCTATGGCGGTGCGGCTGGGGGTGGCAAATCATTCGCGCTTCTTGCTGATCCTTTACGTTATTGTCATAACGCTAACTTTCGTGGCCTTCTGCTCCGCCGCACACTAGACGAACTAACGGAGCTTATAGACAAGTCAAAGCAACTGTATCCGAAAGCGTTCCCCGGTGCAGTGTTCCGTGAATCAAAGTCAACGTGGAACTTCCCCTCTGGGGCAACACTCTGGTTTACCTATCTAGAAAAAGACCGCGACGTGACTCGCTTTCAGGGTCAAGCGTTTGCGTGGATAGGCATCGACGAGATAACACAGTACCCGTCTTCTTACGTATGGGACTATCTTCGCTCTCGTCTCCGGACGACTGATCCGGAACTCATGGGGCAACTCTCCATGCGTTGCACAGCCAACCCCGGTGGGGTAGGTGGCTGGTGGGTCAAGAAGATGTACATCGACGCAGCACCACACAACACAACATATCCAGCGATAGATATGGAAACAGGTAAAGCGTTCGTGTGGCCCGCTGGTCATGAGAAGGAAGGACAGCCTCTGTTCTACCGCAGGTTTATTCCCGCACGTCTAACCGACAACCCATACCTCATGGCGGACGGACAGTACGAAGCAATGCTACGTTCTCTCCCAGAGGTCGAGCGCAAGCGGCTCCTTGATGGGGACTGGGACGTTGCCGAAGGTGCAGCGTTCCCGGAGTTCAGTAGAGTGCGTCATGCTGTTGATCCGATAGACTTGCCGACCAACTGGCCTCGCATTAGAGCCGCTGACTACGGCTACAGTTCTCCGTCATGTGTCCTGTGGGGCGCAATCGACTGGGACAACAACATCTGGGTCTACCGTGAACTATACGGCAAAGGAATGACAGGTGAACAACTTGCCAGCCGTATCATGGAGATGGAAGCAGACGATCAGCCTCCACACTACACGGTGCTTGACTCCTCCTGTTGGAACAAGACTGGGCTGGGCCCGTCTATCGCAGAGACAATGATACGGTGTGGTGTGAGGTGGACACCCTCTGACCGGAACCGACTAGCGGGTAAGATGGAACTACACCGTCGTCTATCAGATGATCCGTACACCAACGAACCCCGTATGAAGATATTCAACACCTGCCAGAACACAATTAAACAACTAGCAGGTATTCCGCTGTCCAAAACGAACAGCGAAGACGTAGACACAAAGGCAGAAGACCACGCCTACGACGCACTGAGATATATGGTAATGACAAGAACATCAGGATACGCAACAATCAATAATCAGCTTCGCGGTATCAAAGACCGGGTGTACCAGCCCGTTGATTCGACGTTCGGGTACTAGAACATGGAAATAGAACAGCTAGTAGATAAGATTAATGATGGCACTGCAACTCTTCAAGATGCTATGGAGTTTGCCGCAGAAAATGCTGCGGGCACAACTAGAAAAAAAAATGTACCATCACTTATTAATGCTTTAAAAAAACAAGAAGAGGCAGGGAATTTACCATTCAGTTTGAGTGATAAGTTTAATCCAAAAAGAGTGCCTAAAGAAATAGTAGATTATCTTAGCGAAAATGAAAGTTTAGTTTACAAGTTTCAAAACTATGAAGATACTATAGAGCCAGCTTTAAGAGATGAGGGGTTTTCTTATTCAAAGGGAGTGGGTAAAGAAAGCACATCAGGACTTACTCAGAGAGGATCCCCCGGACAAAAATCATCGGCTAAATTGCCCATGCGAGGTCTTGTCAGTGCTAGTAGACAGGATGATTTGTACGAAGCCGCGTTTAGAGATATTGATGATATAGCAACTGCTTCAGAAGATCCTTTAGCCTCTAAAAAAGCTACTAAAATGAAAGAGGCTCTACTATTTCACAGATTAACAGGGAATAGAGTAGAACGTGTTTTTCCTGAATCAAAAAGCAACTTAGGTAGTGCGATTACTCTTGGAGATTTTTCAGAATATACTGACGAGGCTACTGGTAAAACTTCTCTGATATTAACAGGAGGCGCGGCGGGTAAAAAATCTTACTTTAGTTTTGAATATACGGATGAAATGCAAGATTTTGTAAATTCTATCAAAACTAGAAGATTGCAAGAGCTTACTGAAGCAGGAATAGACGCAGAAGAAGCAAAAAAATACCCTCTGTTTGATATTACTAAAAAAGAAGCAGGTGATACTTGGAACGCTACCTTTAAAAAAAGACTTAACAGCCCTGACTTTAAAGACATAGCTGCTAATATTCCAAAAAGTGAAAAAACCACATTAGACACTATAGCTCTTGTTAGAAGTATGGTTCCCAGAAGTCTTCGACAAGAAAATAAAGTTTCTAGTAACGTGGCTGAAGAGTTTCAAGGCCATGTTGAAAAAGGCATAGGAGGGAAATCTTACACAGGAGATGTTCCTAGATCAGAGGCAGGTAATCTTTCTAATTATATATTAAGAGACTCCGCCTTTAGAAGTCAAGATAAAACTGTAAATAGCCTTTTTGATCGTCTAGGACTTCGATCCACTGATTATTTTGGCAATAAAAAATATACTTCTACTGGTTTCTACAGAACAACAGAAACAGTTCCAAAGATTGCTGTAGAGGAAATAACGCCTAAAGACATTGAAATTTCTGATTCAATATCGGAAGAAAGAGATGTTAATAGAGCTAAAAGTATAGCTCAAACTGAGTCGGAAACTCTAGATATAAAAACAAAAACTGCACAACAAACTATAGAGGCAGAACCGACATTAATTGAAGGTGCAAAATCAGAAGCACGTATAGAAGCAGCAAGAAAAGATGCAGCAGACGAATTAACCAAAGATAAAAAAGCTGCTTCAGACGCTGCTGATAAAAAAGTTAGAAGCGAGAACCTGAACAAAGCTATAGAAGTTTTCAATTCAACATATCAAAGGCTCCCATCTCGTGTAAAGAAAGCAATTCCTTTCATTGGATTCTTAGGAGCAGGTATCGCCGCACAACAAAAAGGTGCTGAAGCGAAAGAAGCGTTTGAAGAGGGTGATTACGGAACTGCTGTCAAACGTGGCGCACAAGCTGTTGAAGAACTCGTTAGCCCTCTGCCAATAACAACAGGTGATCTTGAACAAATGGGAAGATCACCAGAAGAAATGGAATTAGTAAAAAAAGCACAAAGTTCACGTCTTGAAAGTATGCAACGTCGAAGTGAACGAACCCGGTCTAAATTAGATGACCAAATGAATAACCTAATATCACAACCCTAACGGCAAGAATTGGAGTAACATCATGCCTAATAACAACTATAACTACGGCGCAGGATACATCATGGGCCAAGACACACAATCCGTTGACCAGAATGTTGGCGAAACCCAACTTTATCGTCAAGGTCTTGAGTTCGATATGAAAACTGCATCTACAGTATACACAGAAGACATGCCCAAGAAACAAACAAAGCCTACAGATACAGGCATCATGAGCATGGCTGAAGATAACAGCATTTACGGCGAAAGCGGTAAGTAATTAACCTTTTAACCCTTTGAAGGGCAAAACATGGCAATAGACGACGACGAGTTCGGCGACGAGCCTGATGTAGTGGAGAACGCTGCAGAGGTAGCTCCGGGACTGGCAGGACTTATTCAAGAGAGATTCCGTTCAGCAGAGACTGGGCGGTACAACCACGAGCAACGTTGGCTTCAAGCCTATAAAAACTTTCGTGGCAACTTTAACGACGGAACAACTCAGTATCGGGACTCCGAGCGTTCAAAAGTCTTTCTGAAGATAACCAAAACAAAGGTCTTAGCAGCCTACGGTCAGATCATCGATATTCTTTTTGCCAACAAGAAGTTCCCCATTCAGATCGAACCTACGCCTGTTCCAGAAGGTATCGCAGAGTTTGCCCATCTTGAGACTCCTCTAGATCAAGCTATGCAAGCTGATCCTTATGGGTTTGAAGGAGATGGCAGGGAGCTACCTCCCGGAGCAACACAGGCAACACCTCCCGGAGAAAGAGACTTTCTTGGAGGATTAGCCGGAGAGTTCGCTAATACGCCTATTGCTGAAGGTCCATCTAGACTAGGTGAACCTCAAATATCTCCAGCGCAGGAGACTGCTCGTCGGCTAGAAAAAGTTGTTCAGGACCAGCTTCTTGAAACTAACGCCGTTAACGTTTTACGTTCTGCTATCTTTGAGTCTGCTCTGTTCGGTACAGGTATTGTCAAAGGACCGCTTAACCATAGCAAAGTTATCAGCAAATGGGCTCGTAACGAAGAAGGTGAACGTGTTTACTCCCCCTACGACATGGTATGCCCTCGTATAGAGCCTGTATCTGTCTGGGACTTTCACCCTGATCCGTCTGCTCTTAGCCTAGACGATGCTGAGTATGTGATTCAACGACACCGTATGAACCGCCAGCAACTTCGTGCTTTGCAGAATAAGCCCTACTTTGACAAGCAGGTTCTTGCTGATGTAATTGCAAATGGCCCTAACTATACAGACAAATACTATGAAGATACTGTCCGTAACGATGAGAATGACCCCGCTTATCAAGATAACCGCTTTGAGGTTCTAGAATACTGGGGTGTGCTTGATGCACATTTTGCTAAAGATATAGGCATGGACTTACCTTCTGGTATGGATGACCTCGATCAAGTCCAGATTAACGCATGGATCTGCGGTCCTCGTGTTTTACGTTGTGTGTTGAACCCCTTTACTCCGGCTCGTATCCCGTACCACGCTGTACCGTTTGAGGTAAACCCTTACAACATCTTTGGTGTTGGTGTTGCCGAGAACATGGAAGACGCACAGATGCTCATGAACGGGCATATGCGTATGGCGATTGACAACCTCGCTCTTGCTGGCAATCTCGTATTTGACGTAGATGAAGCAGCCCTAGTTCCGGGACAGAACTTCGATATCTTCCCCGGAAAAATCTTCCGACGGCAGTCGGGAGTTACAGGAACAGCGATTAACGGTTTGAAGTTTCCTAACACTGCTGGTGAGAATATTCAGATGTATCAAATCGCCCGTCAGCTTGCTGATGAAGAAACAGGCATACCATCCATCATGCACGGTCAAACAGGTGTTACAGGAACAGGACGCACAGCAGCAGGTCTGTCGATGTTACTCGGTTCTGCTAGTCTGTCCATGAAGACTGTCATCAAGAACATCGACGACTATATGCTCAAGCCTCTAGGTGAGTCATACTTCCAGTGGAACATGCAGTTCAACGATGATGCACCGGACATTGTAGGCGACTTAGAGATTAAACCTCGTGGTGCTTCTGCTGTCATGCAGAAAGAAGTTAGAACACAAAGACTGACTGCTCTATTGCAAACTGTATCTAACCCAATGTTAGCACCGTTTATCAAACTACCAAACCTCATGAGAGAGTTGGCGATATCACAAGACATCGATCCTGACAGTCTTGTCAACGACATGAATGAAGCGGCAATCTACGCAGAAATGTTGAAAGGTTTACAAAATGCTCAACAAGGAACAGGCCCAGAAGGTGGCCCCGCTGGTCAACAACCAACAGGCATGGGAGGGGCTGGAGGCGTACCTCAAGGACCTCCACCAACTGACAATTCGGGGGTTGGTGACGGCACAATCGGAACCGGAGTTGCGCCAGCTGCAGGGGAAGACGGCTTTACTGGAAACCCTCCTCAAGTTGAAGGATAATCACGCCGCAGTGATAAAACAAGAAAATGTCAGAAGTACAAACTAATCAGTCTTTCTTAAACATAGGCACGGAAGATTCAGATGTTCCTGCTGTAGAGTCTCCTGAACTTGATTTTTCGGCTGTTAAATCGCCTACTGTTGATTCTCCTGCACTGTTTGAGTATGAAGGTCCTTTTGGTGTAGGGCCACGCAATCAAGACTTGTTCTTTGAACTTTTCCGTAAAAACAAAAAAGATTTACGTTTACAAGAACGTAATATGACATCTGATTTTTATGATAATTTTGAATTTAATGATGACGGAAGTATTAAGATTAAAAAGTCTGAGAATACGTTAGACCTAGATTTAGATTTTGATCTTAAAGATTTTGGAATAAAAATACCGGAGTGGAATCCTCAATTAAACTTGAGCGATATCGAAATAGGAGATTTTAAATTACCTGACGGGTTTGATTTAATAAATATCGATTTAAAAACACCTGACGGTATAAAAGATTTTATAAGCGGTATTACTTCGGGACTAGAGGATCTTATCAAAGATATTGATCTAGGTAGTCTGGAGGATCTCGCACCTTCATTTGATGGGTACGGCAGTGTTGGTAAAAACACCTATGATGCTCTTGCTCAAATGAAAAAATTCCACGACGACCCGACAGTGGCAAACGCTCAATCTACTTTAGATAGGATAGACTCTTTAAATAGCACAGTTTCTGAAAAATTTGGAACTAACTTTACTGTTCCTGAGTTTTTGTCTACAGGACTTTTGAATGTTGGTGCGGTATCTTCAATAGCTGATTTTGTTGATGACCCTACTATAAAAAATGCTGTTTCAGCTTACGAAGGCACAAATCGTATTTTAGAAAACTATACAGACTTAGGATCACTTCCGGGATCTAAATCTGACATAGCTAAATTTGCAAATAAAGCTCTCATAGTAGTAGACGTAGCAACCTCTTTGGATGAATTTATAAAAAATCCAAGTGTGGAATCAGGTCTTCTCACTTCCGCAGCGGTATCAAACGCTGTAGTTGCATTAACAGCAGAACAAACGGCTGCAAATCTCACTGCTGCAAGTGTTGCTAGTGTTTTAAATCCTATCGTAGCCGTTTACACTGGGGTTGAACTTATAAAAATGTTAACGCACGATCAAGATTTCAGCAGGTCAGAAGGCATTGTAGAGTATAAAGATGGCAAGTTTGTCACTACTCTTGTTAGAGGATCAGACGGAGGTGCTTTGGGTCACAGCCATTGGGCAGATGCTCACACATACGCTGCTACAGAAACTTTAAATACGCTCGTTGATGATTACAAATTTACTGTAGACGAAAAAGCAATTGCAACAATGTTTGCAGATAAATATGGTAAAGGCTATATAACAAATAGTCCTTCTTACGCTGCACAAGGCAACAGAAACGCATCGTATAGTGCACAAGGCATGGTGCTATCGTTATTAAAATCAGGAGCCTTAAAACCTAGTGAAGACACTCCGCTAGACATCATCAACAGTCAAGAAAGTTTTAGTGCATTTGCTGGTCAAATGCTTCTTGACACACAGAATATAACAGCCTCTCGACTCTACGATCAACAAGGATTTGTAAGTAAAGACAGAGGATTTAAAAATAGAGAAACTCCTAAGTACGGATATATGGCGTTCGGAAGTAAAAAAGCCGCACAGGACTACGCTGATAAAAGTAATGCTAGTTTTACAGGCGGTTCTTTAAAAATTGGAGATCAGACAGGTAAATTTAAAAAAGAATTAAATTTTACTAAAAACAAATATTCAGTTGGATTTGAAAATCATCTAGAGGTTAAAGAACAAGTTTTTTCTGTAGGTAATATTAATAGAAATGTACGGACGTATGAGTTTGGGTCATTTGGTACAGAGGCAGAAGCCAAAGCGTATATTGCAAATAATTCAGGCACTGTGATTAACAAAAATGTTTATGAGGGAATGGGCAAAGGTAGAAAGTTGATTGGGACTTCTGTCAGACAAGATTACGCTTACACATATTCAGATGGTCAATACATAATTGGACGTAGAGAGGTTGTAGTTTAAACATGTTAGCATTTTTACTAGACGACTCAGATACGTCCCGAGAAGCTGTTATTATTCGAAGAGCCATGTTAGGAATATCAGGCCGTGAAATTTCTACTACTCTAGAAGATCAAGTAGACAATTTGATGCCTATGGCTACCGGGGGTATTTCTCAAGTAGTACCGCAGGACATACCACAAGAAGCACCCGCTGGACCTGCATCAGGCGTGATTGAATCTGAAAATGCCACTCCTGCTGAAACAGTCGCTGACGATATACCTATGGATGTTCCTGAAGGGTCTTTCATTATCAACGCCGCCGCTGCAGAGGTAGCAGGATATGGTGATATCAAGACAATGATTATGGATGCTATTGGCGTTGCTCGTCGTCTTGGTGTTGAGATATCTGCAGGTGAGGATGAAGCTGGAGACGAAGAGGCAGTTGACCTGCTTGTGTCAAAAGGCGAGGTCTACATCGAACCTACTCTCGCAAAGATTATTGGCTACGACGTACTCGAAAAGATTAACAACAGAGGTAAACGTGAAGTAGCCCGCCGTCAGCAAGAAGCTGAAGCGCAGCAACAACCACAACAAGAACAGCCCGCACAGCAAGCTCCACAAGCTCCACAAGAGGTTGTTCAAGAGGCCCCTCAGATGGCGCAAACGGGTGGGTTTATAGCTAACAACGAGGACATAACAGAGGATTTACCTACTCCATCTACTCCAGACATCTACGAGAAGTATCACAATGAATTTTTAGATGATGTAAAAGACCCACCTGACCGACCTCTCCCAGATATGAATATGGAGCCGGAACCTTACTCTGGTCCTCCTATTGTCAATGAAATTAAAGAAAGAGCTAAGACAGCAAATGATAATTTGCATGACTTTTTAGTCAGTGCATTTAGAAAAGAAAAGTATGAGAAATTAATCTATGATGGCCCATCTAAAACTAAAAAATTTAAGAAGAACCATGTAGATGATTATAGAGGTACTCTTGATAAGTTTTACACTGAACAAGCTATAAAAGATTGGTTTGATGATAATCCTGAATTAGCCAATGATCTTTTAAACGGGTATAACTATGGATATCGCTATCATCCAGAGGATCAATTAAAAGATACTTTATTTAGTAGCGGTCTAACTAAACTAAGGGGTGCACTTGAGGACCAATATGACTCTGCTGCTTATTTTATTTCTGGACTGCCCATCGCACAGAATAAAGCGAAGCTACGAGCGTTACGGATGACAGGTGAGGGCTATAGTTATTCTGAAATACCGTCTATCTTGTCAAAGGAAGGTAGAGTTACAGATTTCGATCCTAGACTTTTTAGTAGAAAATCCCTAGTAAATCCAGAAACAGGTAAAGAATACGTTGAAAAACAAGGCGGCGGATTCGTAAAAAAAAAGTTCGCTGAAGGTGGAGAAACAAAACAAGAGTTTCCCGACTACATAAAAAAGTATTTTATGCCAGAGATTGATTATCATCTAGAAACTATCAGAAGTAAAACTGTCGCACGAAATCAGTATGGTCAACCCACAACTGCTTATACTTCAGGAGTGAGACGAGGAGATAAAATATACGAAATACCCACTTACGACAGGAAAGGTGGCATTTTATCTCGCGCAGAAGTTGAGGCTTCTTTAGACAATTACATAGAAAAGTATGGGGACTTCGGTATCCCTCAAAGTGAGTATAACACTTTAATGAGAGAGAAAGAAGCATACAAACAAGAACTGTACAGTAAAGACACTAGATTTAAAGTTCCTGAAGACGCTATTACTCAAAAAATAGTTCTTCCAGAAGAGGAACAACAGGATTCTGGGGGATTCGTCCCCAAGAAATAGGACAGCTACCCGTTGCCAGCGGCCCTGTCTATATCACTAACCGAAGCAGCTACCCTTAATTGGCCCTGCACAGGAGAAGTAACATGGCAAAAGCAAAAGGCCACCGCGCCAACAAACCAAACGATTCCTTTGGAACAATCAACAACACTGGACTTTATCGTGGTTCTTACCGTGACGACGTATATAAGGACGAAGACGATGAACAAGTAGAAGCCCAAGAAGCGGACCCCTCTCAGGAGGCTACTCCCGAAGAACAAGGTTTCTCTGATAAAAAGTCAGAAGACGTAGACTACAAGAAGCGATACGACGATCTCAAACGCCACTATGATACAAAACTATCAGAATGGAAAGACGAGAAAGCCGATCTCGCCGCACAAGGGGAATCTTCTCCTGAACTTGATGTGCTCACACGACTCAAAGCTCCTAAGAGCCTAGAGGAGTTAGAGCAGTTCAAACAGGAATATCCCGATGTCTACGGTATTGTTGAGACAGTATCTGCCCTGAAAGCGGACAGTCAGTTGGGAGAACTTCGTAGTGAAGTCGAACAACTACGAGCCCGTGAACAGGACATGGAAGTACAGAAAGCCTATCAAGAGCTTCTGCGTTACCATGAGGACTTTGATGACCTCCGTAATGACGAAAAGTTTCTTGCATGGTTGGACGAACAACCTTCATCTTTGAGCGATGCTATTTATAAGAATAACACCGACGCAAAGATGGCAGCACGTGTCATTGATCTTTATAAAGCTGACAGTGGTTTGTCAAAGAAAAAAAGAGGTAGACCATCTGCATCTGCCGCAGATTCCGTAACCAAACGTCAATCAAAAGAGGTTAACGTTAACGGTGACGGCGGGCAGCGAATGTGGAAAGCCTCTGAAATAGGCCGCATGAAACCTCATGAGTTCGAATCTAACGAAGCAGAACTCGATAAGGCTCGTGCAGAAGGGCGCATAGACTATAACGCTTAACCATCATATATAACATGGAAGGATAATAAGATGGCTTTCAATAGTGCATCAGGTCATAATAACCTGCCTTCCGGTAATTTTACACCGGAAATTTTTAGCCAGAAAGTTCTCAAGTTTTTCCGTCGTGCTTCGGTTGCAGAAGATATTACGAATACCGATTACGCTGGCGAAATTGAAAACTTTGGCGACACAGTTCGGATCATTAAAGAACCGACAATTACTGTATCTAGCTACTCACGTGGCTCAGTGGTAAACCCTCAAGACTTGGCTGACGATCAAATTACTATGGTTGTTGACCAAGCAAACGCTTTCGCGTTTAAAATTGACGACATTGAAGAGCGTCAATCCCACGTCAACTTCGAAGCTCTTGCTACTTCTTCAGGTGCATATTCCCTGAAGCGCAAGTACGACGCAGTTGTCTTGGATCAAATCGCAACTGACTGTGGCCTTAACGGTGAGTCTGGTGCTTCTGTATCTACAATTGCAGGTATCGGTACTCTCGGTTCTGCTCTGGATATCGGTGGTGCTACATCTCCGGGTGACACTGCTGTGAACACAATGTTGAAAATGGCTGAGTCCCTTGACAACCAATCTGTTCCAGAAGAGAACCGTTGGTTTGTTGCTCCCCCAGCTTTCTACAAGCACCTCTTCTCAGCTGGTGCGAAGTTTGCCGAAGTTCAGGTAACTGGCGACGCAACTTCCCCACTGCGTAACGGTCTTGTAGCGTTGGGCAACATTGCTGGATTCCAGTGCTATAAGTCAACTGCTCTCGTTTCTACGGGTGCTGTTGATCAAGTGACACTGACAGGTCTGGCAACAGACGGCACAGAAAACGTTATTCTGGGCGGTCACATGAGTTCGACTGCTACAGCTTCGCACATTGCGAAGACTGAAGTTGTTCGTTCAACTGAAACCTTCAGCGACATCGTTCGTGGTCTTCACGTGTTTGGACAAAAAGTCCTTCGCCCTGAAGCAATCGTTCGTGGCGTTGTGAGCTTGGATTAAGGGAGAACTAGACTATGGCTACATATACTGTAACTGGTGCTGTTGCTGGCGTTCCCGTCGGCATCAAGCCACAAATCATTGAAGTCGTTCTTGACTTCTCAAGCACAAGCCTAACTACTTCAGACTCAGTAGAAGTTTTCGAAATGAAAGCTAACACTCTGGTTCTGATGGCTGGTGTTGAAGTCCTCACCGTTGCAAGTACTGGTTCTCCAGTTCTTGACTTAGGTGATGACGCTGATGATGACCTGTACGTTGCGGCTCTTTCTGGTACTGCTACCGGACATGAGATCAACAACGCTGCAGGTACAGCGAAACTGTACACCGCTGCTGACACCATCGATCTGATTGCTAACACAGCAACGTTCGACGGTAAAGTACGTGTCTTTGCTGTTATCGCAGAACTCGGCACTGCCGAAACTGCGGCAACGTTCGCGTAAGTGAACTAGGGGGGGTCTTCGGGCTCCCCCATCTCACTGGAGATAATTATGGCTCGTAAACAAGACAAAATGCCAAAGCGTAACAAAAAGAATTTTCGCCCCACAAAGTCTGGTGCGGGCATGACAAAGGCGGGCGTAGCTGCCTACCGCCGTAAAAATCCCGGTAGCAAACTAAAGACAGCAGTCACTGAAGATAAACCTAAGTCAAAGGCTCGTGCCGCACGTCGTAAGTCGTACTGTGCACGTTCTGCAGGGCAGATGAAAAAGTTCCCTAAAGCAGCTAAAGATCCCAACAGTAGATTGCGTCAAGCCCGTAAGAGGTGGAAGTGTTAAAATGTTACAAGCATTGATAGGCCCCGTAGCTAATCTCGCTGGAACTTGGATGCAGAACCGTGCTGAGAAGGCTCAAGCCAAACAAAAACTTGCCGTCGCTCAAATTGAAGCAAAAACAAAAAAAGTAGAGCAAGACGGAGCATGGGAACTTGAACAAGCACGAGCTAGTCAAGACTCGTGGAAAGACGAATTGTGGACCGTTTTTTTCGTCTTATTGCTATCAGCCTGTTTCTATCCCCCAGCCCAGCCTTATATCGAGGATGGGTTTCGTTTTTTAAGAGAGGACCTTCCAGAATGGCTAAGTTGGTCAATTATGGCTAGTATAGCTGCTTCATTTGGCTTGAAGTCGATAGGAAGAATAAAAGGCTAAATCTGTGAGACTATCGTATAACTTCACGTTATCTGAACTCACACGCAGTCAAACTGCGGCTCGTATGGGTATCGATAACACGCCGAATAAACAGCAGACTGAGAGCTTACAGAGAGTGTGTGCTGAGATATTACAGCCTGTTCGAGATCATTTCGGTGTACCGTTTGTTCCTTCCTCTGGATTCCGTAGTGTAGCTCTGTGTGAGGCAATCGGGTCTAGTGCCAAGAGCCAACACGCAAAAGGTGAGGCTGTAGACTTTGAACTCCCCGGATTTGACAACAAAGAAGTTGCAGAGTGGGTTAGAAGTAACCTTAACTTTGATCAACTAATACTAGAATACTATACGCCCGACGATCCATCTTCTGGATGGATACACTGTTCAGTAGTTGAGGAGAACAACCGAAAAGAGTGTTTGGTGTATGATGGAAAAAGTTATTCTATATTTTAGTTGACTTTTCCGGAGTTTTACTGTATCATAGAGGCAAGGAGTGTTCTATGAGTCAATTGATTATACAGGCCCTATCACATAGGTACTTGTCCAAGAAACGAGACGCAGAACAGATGTTCGATTTCTTCAACGGCGTTCTTATCGCTGATACAGACGTTGAGAAAGTATACGAAAAGATGGAACAAGCGTTGGAAGATTGGATTGAGGCAGATTTAAAACTGGGAGCACTTACTCTTTTATCAGGTGAACCCAGTCATCCATTTGAAAGAGTGACTATAAATGACCAAGAAAACATCTTCAAAAACTAAGAAATCAAAGAGCCCAACACCCAAGAACAAGGCTCTCTATTCTCGTGTAAAATCAGAAGCCAAGAGAAAATTTAAAGTATATCCAAGTGCTTACGCAAATGCTTGGTTGGTTAGGACCTATAAGAAACGTGGCGGAACTTACTAATGAGCCTAAAAGAATGGTTTGGAAAAGGACCGAAGGGGGATTGGGTAGACATCAGCCGCAAGAAAAAAGGTGGAGGCCATCCCGCTTGCGGAAGAAAAAAGGCGAGTTTAAAAAAATCTGGCTATCCGAAGTGTGTCCCTCGTGCGAAAGCGAATCAAATGTCTGCAAAAGAGAAGGCAAGTGCGGTTCGTCGTAAACGTGCAAAAGCACAAGGTGTAAGCGGTAAACCCACCAATGTGCGTACAAAGGCAGCGCACGGAGGCAAGATGTACTCATGTGGTAGCACTTCAAGACGGGCGATGTACTAATGTCTGTTCTTAACGTTGCAAAATTTACCACAGCATCTATTACTATAAGTGCAACTTCTGGAGGGGCAAGCGGCAATGTGCTATACACTTGTCCTGCTAATCACGATGGTTTAGTGAGGTTTTTACACATAACAAATGGCTCTACAAACAATAAAAAAGTTAGCATTGAAATATATCATGCTTCTACCACATCATATAAAAACTTAGTCAACGATCTGGCTATGTCTGCAAATACTGTAGCGGATATCATTCCCGGAGGTTCTCTTCTCCATTTAAATGCTGGAGACAAACTTGTTTGTCACATGGAGAGTGGCGGAACTTTTGATGTGACTACATCCGTTGAAGAACACTACGAACCTCATAAGAGTAGCTAATGAATTACTTACAACTTTGCAACGCAGTTTTACGAGAGCTTAATGAAGTGGAGGTCACTAACGTCACCTCTACTCGTGGTATTCAGACGGCTGTAGCTGACTTTATCAACAAATCACAACGAGATATAATCAACTCCGAAGTGGAATGGCCTTTCACTGTATCAAACGATTCAGACACAACAGTAGACGGTCAGAGGCTTTACAACTTCGAAGCTGACGCTAAAACACTGAAGTGGTCAACATTTACTGTGCAAGAGTCTACGAGTTTACCTGAGAGAAGACTCAATTATATCAGCTATGATGAGTATCTTGACAAGTACCACGAGTCCGACACCAACCCAGACGGTAGCTCTGAAGGATTGCCAGAGTTTGTGTACCATACACCGGATGATAAGATTGGCCTGTCTCCGGCTCCAGACAAGTCCACCTACACTATTCGCTACGCTTATTACACAACAAAACCAGATTTAGCTGCTAATACCGACACTCCAGCTATTCCTGACCGTTTTCATGATGTAATAATCAACAGAGCAAAGTACTATGCGTACCTTTTACGTTCGGATCCACAAGCTGCACAGTTTGCACAGAGAGACTATGAGCAAGGGCTACGCCGTATGAGAGTTGAGCTCATCAACCGTAAAGACTATATGAGAGCAGTCTAATGCCAGATACCTCAATTATTAGTCCATTTGTGGTACGACTTGGAGGTGGTCTGGTTCTTGACAGAGACACATTCTCAATACCTCCGGGTGCAGCTACACAGCTTCAAAACTTTGAGCCCGACATCAAAGGTGGCTACCGACGCATCAACGGCTTTACCAAGTATGACTCAAACCAAGTGGGCGGATCATCGGGAACTATACTAGGCGTAGCAATCTACAAAGATCAAGTTATTGCTGCACAAGGGACTGCAGTATACAAAGGGTCGGGTAGCGGCTGGACATCGATTGATACAGGGCGTACATCCGCCGGAAGATACGAGTTTGAGGTTTTTAACTTCAATAACACAGAAAAAGTAATATGGGTAGATGGGCAGAACGCACCCTCTGTGTATGACAATAGTAGTGTTACAGACGTAGGTGCTAGTTCTGTTGCAGGAGCTAATCGAGTCGCTGCCTTCAAGAACCACATGTTCTATGCAGGTATGTCGGGAACGCCGCAAGAGATGATATTTAGTTCTCCGTTCGATGAGGATGATTTTTCAGCAGCCAATGGCGCAGGATCTATCAAAGTAGATAGCGCAATACGAAAGCTCAAAGTGTTCCGTGAACGTTTGTTTGTATTCTGTGAAGATCAGATATACGTGATTCAAGGTAACTCCCAAGCTGACTTTGCACTACAACCTGTCACCCGTAGCATAGGTTGCTTAGACGGGTTTAGTGTTCAGGAGATAGGCGGTGATCTTATCTATCTTGCTCCTGATGGGTTGCGTACTATAGCAGGTACTGAACGTATCGCTGACGTTGAGCTAGGAACTGTATCCAAACAAATACAGGATAGAATCGACGAGATAGGCACAGCTAGACTGTCATCTGTCGTAATCAGATCTAAGAGTCAGTATCGTCTATTCTACCCTACGGAAGCACAAGCACAAGCATCCGCACGAGGTCTTATCGGTGTTATCAAGGCAGGTGTCGAAGGCGGTATCGGATGGGAATACGCTGACATCAAAGGTATAAAAGCAGCGTGTTGCGTATCAGGCTTTATCAGCGGTGTAGAAACAGTTTTACATGGGGGCTACGACGGATACGTATACATACAAGAATCCGGCGGAACATTTGATGGGACATCAATTTCAGCGGTGTACGATTCCCCAGCACACTTTATGGGCGATGCTGGTATTCGTAAAAACATGCAACGTATCGTCTGGAACTACGACAACGAAGGTGCAGTTAGTTCAACGTTTCGTATGAGATATGACTTTAACGCATCGTCAGCAGCACAGCCATCAGCGTACGCCTTAACAAGTGGTGGCTCTGTTGCAATATACGGTCTAACAGCAAGTAAATATGGGACAGCTGTGTACGGATCATCAGGTTCTCCTCTTGTAAGGCAAACAGTAGAGGGTTCAGGATTTACAGTAGCGGTTCGAGTAGACGACACCTCTGGTCTACTCCCGTTCTCACTCAAAGCATACCAACTAGAATTTACCCCCGGAGGAAGAAGGTAGAAAATGGCAGGATATTCAGCAAGACAGTCAACGTATGTGGACGGCGACGTTATTGACGCTGCCGATAGTAATGACGAATTTAACCAGATATTAGCTGCATTTAACGCCAGCACAGGCCACAATCACGATGGCACAGCGGGTGAGGGTGCGCGAGTAACAGTAGTTGGAACAGCTGCTGATAATGTCACGTTTGGATCGGCCCTTACACCAGATGCCAACAACACCATCGACATCGGCACAAGCAGCGCACAGTTCAAAGACCTGTACATAGACGGCACGGCCTATCTCGACGCGATTGATTTCAACGGCACAGCTATCAGTTCAACCGCTGCCGAACTAAACATTGTAGACGGTGGAACCTCCGCTACTTCTACAACGCTTGCAGATGCTGACCGTGTAGTCGTCAACGACAACGGCACAATGGTGCAAGTTGCTCTGAC